CCAAATACTGTACCAGTTAAGGCAACTGGATTAGAAGCCGTGTAGGTGGTATTATCATCTGCCTCACAAGCCAAATCATTCCCATTTAAATAATAATGATTTCCTGCCGCGCAAGCAGTTGAAAAGTTAATATCTGCCTCATCTACGCTATTATCGGGAATAGTAAGCGTGGTGCCCACTACTAAATTGTCAACTGTTATTATGCCATCGCCACTCTCGGCAATCGTGCTTGTAGACTGCCAACTATTATCGGTTGCATTTCTAACTATAAAATATCCAGCTCCTATGGTTGAAGTAGATACATCTGTCAACTCGCCTAATTGTCCCAACGCGCCGCCTCCGCCTCCGCCTGTCTGCGCCACCCACGACAGAGTTCCCGAACCATCAGTTTGTAATACTTCTAAATTATCTCCATTATCAGGGGGCCAAATATAATCAATATAATTTAAAGTGGTGGTTACGGTATTTATATTACCAAAATAACCCACCCTTACTCTTTTTTGATCTGCTCCAATATCTGATGTTGTAGCGGTTCTGGGAATAAAATGAGTTAATGTTTTCCAATAAACAGCTACTCCTCCCATACCATTGGGTTCTTCTCTATGATGATTTATCATCCAAACCGCGCTGCCGATTAAAAGTAATCCAATGGTTATTATTATTATTTTTTTCATATTTATGCCGATATATATTTAATCCAAAGTTCTTCGCCTGAATTAGGCGCAAAAGTTAAGGTAATGGTTCTTGGGCCAGTTCTGGTAAATTCATTTCCTTCAGCCAAAAAACCACCATTAAGATAAACCCAAAGAATACTTTGTATATCAGAGGGAGTATCAAATGTTTTATTACTACCATCACATTGAACGCTTAAATCAACGGGTTGAGCACTTAATTTGGTCATCAAATTATCTATTCTAAATAATGCGGGAGCAGCTGCTTCTGTTATTAGTTTCTTTAAATTCTGTTGTAATTTATGCACTTCTTCTGTTTGAACAAAGGCATTCAAATCAGTTCTTTTAACAAAATCTGATAAATCTCGTTTCTTAATTTTAAGTTTAAGTTTTTTCTTATCTAATTTATCCATTGCTTTCCATAATTCATCTCTTTCTTTTTTGGCTTCATTTAAATCCTTAATAGTTTGCGGATGCTCTTTTGGTTTTGGCAATTCTGGTATCATAGCCAATACATCATCTTTTGTTAATATTGGCGGTATCAATGCTTGTATTTCATTTATAGTGGGAATATGGGGCAACCCTAATAATTCTTGATACTTTATTTTTTTAGTTTGTAATTTGGTAATCGCTTCATTGATTGGCTTTATTATGTCATCAATTATTATTTTTACATCTTTTTTTAATTCTTCTCCCTGAAGTAAAACATTAGGTATTGATTTTTCTTTATTCGCTTCATTAAATTCTTTAAGTGTAAACCCCTGTCTTTTTAAAACCTCTAAAAGAACCTTCTGATATTCTTCAGTGGTGAATATTGTATTTTCCTCATCCTCCAACTTATCGATTATCTTTTTAATTTGTTTAACCTGTTCTTTGGTCATTATAGATATTTACGTCTAAATTTTTTATCCCTTGAACGTATTCTGCTTGGTCTTTCTATGTGTCGTTTACCATAAAATCTTTTTAATCCTTTAATAAGTTGTTCTTTATCTCTAAGAAATTGTTGTACTTTTTGCGGGTCTTGTTCAAAATCTATTGCCGCAGAATAAGAAAGAATTCTATGAAATTGTTTAGCAAAACCAGGTACTGCTGTTGCTACGGTACCCACAAACTCCGTAACATCTCTTGAACCATAAAAAGCAAGACCACTAGTAGTGGTCACGTGAGCTGATGATGGTGGTGGATACAAAGATATAAGATTACCTTGTAATGTATATTTTATCGGTAAATTAGACACTTCAAGATATTCTGGTAGAGCCGATTCCACATCTGGGTCGTCAAACGGATTAATTCTGCACCAATTATTATTATTATCCAATACCTCAATACGTTCTATTTTTTGCAAGGTAGATGGTATTGTATAATCTTGGATACCGTGAGTTAAATCCTTTCTAAAATATGGTAAATCTGTGTTATTGCGGTCATCAAAACGCCAGGCATCTTGTGAATCCCATATTATATATGTTACCTCATTGTATGCCCTATTTATATTCCGCAAGACATCTGCGGTAGCATATGACGCTGATGTTGTATTACATAAGAAATAAACGTCACTGCGAAGGTCTGAATATTGCATATATTATATTTTTAACCATTTTTTATTTTCTAAAGTCCATTTAATTGTTTTCTCAAGAGATTGTTCAAATGTTTTGGGTAGTTTCCAACCCATTTTATCTATCTTGGAACCATCTAGAGCATATCTTAAATCGTGTCCCGGTCTGCTAGAATGAAAATCTACTATTTTATATTTTAATTCTTTTCCTAGGGCCTTGGCAATAAATTGAGCCATTTCTAAGTTGCTAACTTCTTTTTCACCAACAATATGATATTCTTCCCCCCTTTCTCCAAAAGCTGTCAAGAACAAATAGGCATCTGCCACATTCCTAGCGTGTATCCACATTCTACTGCCAGATTTAGTTTTATCCTTATTACCGTGAATAATTATTTCTTCTCCTGCTAAAATTTTTCTAATACATAGGGGTATAAATTTCTCTGGATGTTGACGTTCACCAAAAATATTCATTGTCCTAGTAATAATCCAAGGTATTTTATAGGTGTTGCCGAAAGCTTTAACTAACATTTCCCCCCCCGATTTAGTAGCCGCATAGGGATTAGATGGATAATGATAATCTTTTTCGTGGTGAAAATATCCTTCTGGCGCTGGACCAAATACTTCATCTGTTGAAAAATAGAAGAATATATCTGGCTTTACCTCTTTGGCAAAGTTGAGTATGTGCATTGTCCCAAGGACATTTGATAAAACGAAATCTTTTGGGTTTTCTATCGACCTATCAACGTGTGTTTCCGCTCCTAAATGCCAAATATAGTTTATTTGTCCTATTTCTTTTTTAATACCCCTTGACAATGGTTGAATAAAATCAGCAGTTAATACTTTAACTCGTTTATCATCAAAAACATTTATATCTCTCAATCTATCAAAACCATTAGCTGCATAATTTAATTTATCTAAAACAACCACACTCCAATTTGTTTTTTTTAATATTGCTTCTACAAAATGAGCTCCTACGAACCCGCAACCTCCTGTAATGAGTACTGTTGACATACTTTTTGTTTTATTAAAGTGGTTGATTGACCTTGATAATAACTTATATTAGCTAATATACAGTTAGCTTCTTTAGCGGCTTGTTCTTCTTCTGGCTCAAAACCATCTCCAGACGCCAAATAATTTATTCCAGTTAAATCTGGTTTTAATGTATTTTGCCTTCTAACTTCATCTACTGGCGCCAAACATTCTAATAATGCTCTTCTTTCTTCAAATGGAATAATTGGTGGTTTTCCTTTGTATTTCTTTATACATTCATCTGAAAGAAGACCAACGATTACCCGTCCCCTTTGGGCGCATTGTTGCAATGCTTTTAAATGACCTATGTGTAATAGGTCAGCTGTCATAGGAATATATATATTTACGATTGACATTTTTCCATAAATCTTTTGGTTATTTCTGCGCAAGATATATCGGGACGGCCCAAGTTCTTTCTGGGTGGTCCCTCTACATCTATTACTCTAAAATGTTTTTTAATATAATCTTTAATAAGATAAAAATAGGTTGGTTGTCCCCCAGTTGAGGCATGGCTTTCATTATTTAACACCACAATATTTAGGTTATCTATATTCCATGGTTTCATTGCGGAAACGATACTGCCCAACTTCATAAGCAATGCGCCATCACCAGTTAAAACCCATACCTTCTTTTTAGTATGCATAGCTACTCCAATACCTACTCCTATCACACTCCCCATTGCCCCTTGAACAACTAAATCATCATTCAGTTCTTTTCGTTTTTTTCTTAATTCAAATACTTCTCTTGAAATTTTTCCATTAGATACAACTACTAAATCGTCTTTAATCTCATCCAACAATGTATGTAATGCTTGTTCTCTTGTCATAATTTATTAAAGAGTTAATAGGTTCTACTAACTTACTCATTATACTATGCCATTCTACATCTTCCCTTAAAGCAATTATTAAATCAATCGGTATTTTATATGGCACTAATAAACTTGTAATAGTATCTAGGGCATTAGCAAATCCGTTTGCTCCCATAAATACACTCGCCTTTTTATTAGTTGCTAAATAGTAACCTGCGCCAATAGCTACTGCTTCTCCTTCATCTGTTGCTATTAAATATCTTTTATCTTTTAGCCAAAACTTTAACTTACTATCTGGCACGCCAACTATAAATTTATTTTCCATAACCCGTTATATTAAATATTTCTTTAACTGTTGCTATGTTATCTGTTTTTAAAGTCTTGGCTGTTTCTTTCATTGCTCTTAAAGAAGCCCTTAAAAGATGATTGGCATAAATAATCATATCAAAGGGATGATTTTTGGGTAATTGATAAGTTGTTGGTATCGCTACTAATGGTTTATTCCATTTCTTTTTATATTCCTTCGCAAACTCCATAACTTCTGTGGCGTCCACTTTTTGTTTGGAATGTATTAAGATGCCGTCTGCTCCAGCGTTCAGATACGCCTCAGAACGCAATAATGCCTCATAGAGCGACTTTTTAGCGATTAACGACTCTACCCTCGCTATTATTTTTGCGTCCCTTACAGCGTCTTTTGCAGCCATTAACTTATCTGCGAATATATCCACATCTTCTAATTTATGTTTGGCGTTTTTATCTAAACTGTTTCGTTTAGGAAATGCCTTATCTTCTATTACAAAATAATCCACCCCCGCTCGTTCTAATTTTTTAATTCTATAATATAAATGTTCTGTTGCGCCACCCGTATCGCAATCCATTACAATTGGTAAATCGGTCACATTTCTCATTTCTTGAATAGTATTTAATCTTTCATCTAAAGTAACTAATTCTGTATCTGGCAAACATCTACTAGCTGAATCACATAGACTACTAGACCAAATACCATCAAAACCAGTTTCTTCAACTATCTTTGCGCTTAATCCCGAATGCGCTTCTAAGATATTCAAACAATTCTTCATCGGTTTTCCCTTGGACCCAAGTTTTGCCATGTTCAATTCTGTTGGGTTTTTTCCATTCGTTGTAAGTGTGCGAAAGATATTCCCGAACAGGACTTGGTATGTAGTATTCATAACCTTTATGTTTTATTTTATCTAATTTTTGAAAAAACCTTTTTGGTGTTTCTATAAGAGGAAACATATCTCTCCTTGGAAAACATTGCAACATTTCTCCCACCTCTTCAAAGAAAAATATTGTTATTTTAACGCGTCTTTGCATTACTATAATTCCACTTTTTTCATCTCCACCATAACCATCTTCACTAAGTTCCCACCTTTTATTAACAACATTTTTCCAAACTATATCTTGCCTAAAAAATCCTTTTTTTTGCAAGTCTTTTCCTATTTGTATTCTGGTTTTTAATGGAATATCATCTATAACTGCTAAATCAATATCATCATCCCACTTAATAAAATTTTTATCCCTCACAAATCCCAAACAGGTACCCCAAACCAATATCAATCTCACTTTATGATTATCAAATATTTCTTGAATTAATTTTAAATCCTCAAGGGCGTGTTTTCTATTCATCCTCTTTTTACTGATTTTTTTTCTGGAGTTTTCCAATCTCCGTAACACCTTTGTAAATATTTTTCTATTTTATCTGGTCTCAAAAATGTCATTCCTAAAAATTTTATTGGTTTTAATTTGTCAAATTCTTTGGGAAAAATATAATTAGAAAGTCCGTCTATATAATTATTGTTTCTTTCTTTAAATATATATATATCAATTATAACATTTCTCTTTATACAAATATTTGAATGGTCTTGTCCTTCTCTTTCATAGAACCCCTCCGCTTTTAAAGCATCTAAAATCTTTTCTCTATTAAAATAATTTAATATTCCTATGTCTATATCCCTATCATTTGCGATAAAATCCTTGTCTCGATAAGCTCCCAAAAGTGTTCCATAATTTAGAAAAAAGGGAATTTTTAATTTATCTAAAATCTTTTTTATCGCCTTCAAGTCTTTTGTTGCGCCTTCTTTAAATGACATCTTAAAATGATATGCCTCGTTCTACTTGACGAGCATATGCCACTAAATCCTTTAATTCATAGGGTTCGGCAGACCCTTTTTGATTATGCCCCGGTAATGTTTTGGATAATGTAAAGTGCTTCTCTATAATGGTTGCGCCCCGCTTTATAGCTTCACGAGCCCAATAACATCCTATTGTATGGTCACTAAATCCTGTATACTTATCAAATTTAATTGGAAACTCTTCTCCGTGAATATATGCTGGATATTCTGATATACAATAAAGAAAATCAACATTTTTAATTTTTGGAAATTCTTTTTCTTTCCAAATTCCCAATGAGGCAATAATTGGCTTGCCTGTCTTCTCTATTGCTTTAATAAGTTCCGTATCATAAATACTTCTACTGGCTATTTTATATCTTTTAACTCCGATTTCTTCACACCATTTAACCCGTTCTGTATCAAAGACAGAAGCCATAAACTCTATTCCCACCTTTTTACATTCCTTCCATAATTCTTTTACATCTTCTTCGGTTAATTCTGCTGCTTTTAATTCAAAATATCTGCTTTGATATGGTTTTTTAATCTTATCTGTATCGTATAGTTGAAATTTGGCTATGTCGGCTCCACAAGCTTTAGCTTCTGCTATCATTTGTTTATTAAGACGCATATTCCCATTTCCATTGTGGCCTATTTCTGCTACGATTTTAATTGACATAATGCTTTTTGATAATCCTTGATATCGTGAATATCTATACTTTCATCTATAAGAGTAGAATCTGGTTTTGGCTTATAAGGATTTTTATAATTAAACAATTTATTGACTTTTAAAGCCCAGATACTTCCATAACTGCTTTTATCTGGGTGAACTGTTCTAAACTCACTGATTGGAAAATCTTCTTGTTCTATAATATTTTTAGCTTGTTCAATTAACCATTTCTCAATAGTTGGCGAGTTAGCCTGTACCGCCACTATTGTATCTGGTACTGGCTTCATTTGCAATACTGCGTGCTGATATACTGATATATTAGGAATGTCGCCACATAACCTTCTTGGTCTCTTAATTGGTAATCCGCCATATTTTCTAGTCGTATCAAGTATAAAATCATAATCAGAACTTACATAAACCTTATCAAAAATCAAAATCATTTTAAGTAAGTTCCAAAGAAACATTGGTTTTCCATTAAAGTCCATCCAATTTTTTCCTTGTAATCTTTTACTATCTCCCTTTGCAATTATTAATCCGACTGATTTGACCATCTTTTTCTAATTTTAATAATAAATCATTCACGGTATTAAAATCTAAATGATTCATTACTGCTAATTCTATAATACTATATTTTCCAGTAATACTATAAATTAAATAATCCAACTGTCTATTAAATGTTTTAATGGGCATCTGAACATTATACTTACTACGCATTAATGGTCCCTTAAACTTTCTTTGGGGTATCCAATCTGCCTCCATTAATTCTATTGTTTTTAAGATAACATCTTGTACGCCCCTTATATTCTCACCCTTAACTATATCTGGAGTATCTTTATGAGTATGATATTCGGGATAACCCTCCTCTGCGTTCATTGGAGTTGATGGTTGATATTTAGTAAAAAAGATAACGGGTATATCTATTTTGGGGTCAGCAAAAACATATTCATCTGCCCCTATAATAGCTCGCCATTCTGTCATTTGCGGCATAGCTTTTTTCCCTGCTTTAATATTGCATTCTTTTAAAGCCAACCAAGCCGCGCTATTTAATTTTCTATTTCTATCAAAATCTCTCTGAAGAATTATATCTCCATCATTACCAACAATATCAGCTGTTATAACAAAATCTATTTTATCTAGGGTTTTTTCTTTGTCTCTCTTCCAACAATAGGCAATTGAACCAATGGTTTCGGGAACAAACAATATCTTTATTGTGTGGTCAAATTTATAATCTTTTTTAATTCTATGGGCGGTATCTACTGCTAACGCTACTTGCGACAAACCATCATTTGCTTGATATGGATGGTCTAAATGAACTATAAGCAATATTTCTTTATTATTCTTTCCCTTAATTGTGTGTTCACCTATTTTTAATGTTCCATTTTTATGGGTGCTATCAATAAATACCTCATATTCTTTACCATCGAACTTCTTTAATTTTTTAAATGGCACATTAAATCCCCAATTTTTCTCATAATAAGTATAGGTATATGGTATAATATCGGGATTATCTTCTATTGTATGAATATGATTTTGTAATTCTTTTAATTGAACTTTTTTATGAATTGCAATAGAACCAGTCATTATGCTCATTGGTTCCTTCTGAAAATCTACCACCTTTTTGCCATTATATTTAATCCACGCATCTTTAATATCCCATTGTTGTGGCACTGTCCACGTCCAACATTTAGTTCCACTGGGTATTTCTATAATATTTAAATCAACTAATTTACTAAGATATTGCAAAGCATTATCATAATCGGGACTGATTAACGCTCTGTTGGTATTCCACAAATCTTTAACAAGCTGTAAGTTTATTTTAGGCATATTTAATTACTTTAAGTATTTCTTTTAATGGGTCTTTTATATGCAAGCCAGCTTCATTTAGGGCGACCTTCTGGCGTTGTTTTTTTAATTCTTCGGGATTCCCTATCTGCTGGCTAATTTCAGCTTGCAAGCCTTTTAAAGACACATATTTAGCAGCATCAGATTGCATACGTTCATATTTTTTATATCCCTCATTTCCCCTAAATGATTTAGGTTGCCATATATCAGCAATAATAACTGGTATATCCATAACTTGAGCCAACAATTCAAATGTTCCTTCCATTATTCCAACCACAACATCTGCTGTTGATAATACTTCTGCGCATATTTTTAAATGACCGGGTTTACTTCTATCCGACCAAATAACATTTTCATAATTCTTTTTGTCATATTCATTAACTGTTTTTACTATAATATTAACATTATGGGTTTTTTTATATTTCATTAACTCTTTATAAACAATGTGATTTTCTGGCACATCAGCATCCCAATGTTCTGGCGTAAAAACTATATTTATACCTTTATGTTTTTTCTTCGGTATTAAATGTTTGAATATTGTAGAACTCGTAATATGTATTCTTTTAGCTGGAATTCCCACCTCTATCATCCTATTTTTAACCTCTTGTCCCCAAACACAAATATGATCTGCAAGACATTTTTGATAAAATGGATAAAAGTATTGTCCCGTTCCCCACCTGCCATGTTGCATAAGTATTAAGGGTTTTTTCTGCATCTTGGCTATTTTAGCAATACCCAAACTAAAACTCATAACATCCTGCCAAACTATAATCTTATCTGCCTCACTGGGAGATTGCACTATATTATCTTTTAAAACTTCTCTGACATCTGCTAATACTCTATTCCAATCTGTTAAATAATATTTACTCATATCTTTTCCACGCAGTTAAATCCCATTCTGTTATTTTTTCAAGTTCATTTAAATCTTCTATAAAATTATCAATTATTATATTTCTTTCTTTTAAAAAAAACGGAAATCTTTCTACCTCCTTAATAAATCCACCCATTGGAATTATTAATCTTCTTGTTTGTGAAAGTTTATATTTTCTCACACCCAACCATTTATATAATTTATTCATTGTTTCTTGGGTTTTATATAATAAATCCTCATTTTTCATAAAATACATTTGCTCTTTAGGAAAATATTTCATCAAGGTTTTTATATGTTTTGCATATAATCCCTCATAAATATATCTATTATCATTTTTTATATGTTCTTCAAATGGCGGCAATTGCATTGGTTGACCATTTCTTTGTCTATAAATTTGATGTGGTGGGTCTTGGTGCATCAAATACAGTGAATATGCTCTATCACAAGGGTCTCTTAAGATAAATATTAATTTTAAATCGGGATTATGTTTTTTTAATCTTTTGTGGCTTATCCTATTCGTCATATAACCGGGAGCAGATTCGCCTAATAATTTTGTATGTTTATCTACTTGAAAAAAATTCCAATACCAATCCCATCCTCTCTTAAATCGCTTATCAAAAAACGATGTTTCTTTGGGATTCGACATACTAATATTAGGATGTTCTAATAAATATGTATGAAGCGCTGTTGTGCCACCCTTAACAGCCCCAGCTACTATGAAATTAAGTTTTAACTTTTGATATTCCACGTCGTTTATCTCTTAATCTCTCTATATTGCTACGACCCTGTTTGTGAAAATTTTTATATAACCATCCACCTACTTTTTTTTCAACATTCGGTAAATAATCATATCCCCACATTGATAGCTTGGCTAATTTTAAATATGGTTTTACTTTCCACGGTTTCTTTTTAAGCATAAAGGGAAGATTGTGCCGCCCTATTTCATAAACCATTTCTCTAACCTTTGCTTTATATTCTGGAGAATAATTGAAAAATAACTCCTCTTGGATATAAGTATCATCAAATAAATATCTTTCATAAAATGTGCTTACTGCTAATGGATTTAAGGCGTTTTGATAAACTTGAATGCCGAACTTTTGATATTCTGGCTTCATCCAATATTGTTCAAAACCATATTGTTTAGCAAACTCCCTATAAATAGCTGTTCCGGGAAATGGCATTAAACTGCCAGATACTTGAAATAAAGATACCGCATCCCAAACATTGTAAATAAATTTTAATTGATTTTCTAAATGCTTTTTTGTTTCCCACGGAAATCCTGTCATTAAACAACCATATACTTCTAATTCTGCTTCGTGAGCCATCCAAGGAGCTCTGATATTCTCTTCTAGGGTTACCATTTTGTTAATTCTTTTTAGAGTTTCTGGGTCTCCGCTTTCTAGTCCGAAAGCTATAGAATGGCATCCGCTTCCCTTCATTGCCTGCAACATATCTTTCCATACAAGATTAGCTCTAGCGTTAGCTCTCCAAGTTACCTTTGGGGTAATTTTTGAAACTAATTCACAAAACTTCATTACCCTACTTTTGCTGATTGTAAAACAGTCATCCGCAATACTAAAACTCGTAATACCGTAATTATCAATTCGTCTTTTAATTTCATCAACAATCTTTGGTATGGAGTAAAATCTAATATTCTGTTTAAATACTTGCCAATCACAAAAAGTGCATTTTCCCGGGCATCCCCTGCTAGTATAAATCCTGTGAATACCCTTCATAAATCCCTCTGGTGTCATAAATGTTTCTTTGTCAAAAATATCTAAATTAGGCATCGGTTGCTTTATTAAATCCACAGGCGGCTTTCTATCTCTTATTCCTTTTTTAATATCGGGATACTCCCCTAATATCTCTCGCAAAACATCTTCTCCCTCTCCCACAACAACCACATCAGCGCCAGCTTTAATCATTTCTTCTGGACAATCTGTCGGATGTGGACCACCTACAATTACAAATTTACCAGCTTGCTTTAATGCTTTAATCAATCTATGAACAAACAATATCTCAAAGGTGAGCATACTAATTCCAATCATATCACATCCCTCTGCTTTTGTTACGAAATCTTCAATTGTTAATGGCTTCTTAAATGTATTCACTGCCGCCTTAACCTTAAACCCTTTCTCCTGAAAAATTGGAGCCAACATCGCTAATGTCATAGGGGTTTCAGTTATTAAAGTCGGTGAAATAAGAAGCACATTCTTATTCATTCCTATATTTATTCTTATAATTATGTTTATCAAAATCCTTCCTTGGGATAATTCCATCATTTAAAAACCAATCAATACCATATTGTCGCCTAGTGTCTTGTCCACCGCTATCAATCAGATTGATATTTTTCCAAGCTATTAGTTTTCCATTCCTGTTCTCAAAATCAAACTTTTTAACCCAATGCGGCAACCCATATTTATCTAATTCCTTATTAACTATTTCATTAAGTTTATACGCCTCTTCTTTGGTTCTAGCTCCTAAAACATTAGATGGAATAAGATAAAAATCAAATCCATCCAATAGTCCTCTTTTTAAAATAATCTTCATAGCTTCTATTCTGTGTGAACCGTCATTGATACACCAAGGTTTTTTGTTTTGGCTATAAGTTAATACGGTTAAATCATATCGTTCTGGATATACTTTTGTTAATTTACTTTTCTTTCCTTTAGCATATTTAACCATTTTCTTAACTAATACTTTCACATCTTTCCAAAACACTTTCTGTCCCTTACGCCACTCTAAAGCATAGAATTGGTTTATATTATCCTTTGTTATTCTGATTTTATATACCCTCGGCAACATATTTAAACATTCCCTTCGGTAATATATTTATCCGTTGATTTAGAACCAATATCTATGGCTTTTTCCCACGCTTTAACGGTTTCACCCATAAGACGATTTTCTCTAACAAACCTTCTTTGTTCTTTTAATAATTTCTCTCTAAATGGTTTATCAACAATCAATTTTTCCAATTTTTTATACCAACTTTTATAAGTATTCTTTGCTAAATAATTCACTTCGTTTTTATATGGCAATACCTTTGATGCAATCGTTACTGTTCCCAATGTGGCGTATTCATAAAATTTAACACAAGATTTACTGTGGTTAAAATCATTATCCTTTAATGGAGCTATACCAATATCCATATCACATCTTTGTAACGCCATTCCATAAAGTTCTGGTGAAAAAAATGGTATATGCATAAAATCCATTTTCTTAACAATATCATACCATTTAAGAGCGGCTTTCATATACGCATTCTTTTCTGGTTGCAATCCCCTATTGATTATCTGGTCATAACCATACATCTCATCATCTATTGGCGCTCCCGTCATTCCCAAAATAACAAATTGAAATTTATGTTTCTTTTGAAGGTCGGCTAATACTTGAGTGGTTAATTGTAAATCTGCCCAATGCGAAGCGGCTCCAGCATAACCAATAACGAGTTGCTTATTTTCGTGGGGTCTTTCCTTGAAATAATCTAAATCAATTCCATTAGGACAAACAAAAATGTTTTTATTTAATTTACTTAATTTCTTTTTAAGTATTTCTGTTGTGGTGGTAATGGCATCAACCTCTTTCATTAAAGTTTCATATTGGTGCCTTTGTTCTGTTGCCACTGCCGCTGATGGATTATCTGGATTAACTTCCCACAAACAATCATCCACCTCATAAATAACTCTTTTGTTTGCCTTCTTAAATTTTCTCATTACAGCCAACGGGTCAACAGCATAAGTTCTGCTAAAAATAACCACATCTGGATAATTTAATAATTCATCAGTAATTGAACTGCCCAATACAGCCTCTCTAACAACGTGACCTTTTTTCTTTAATTGTCTTCCCGGAATAAAATTCCTATAAAAATAACAACCACCCTTAAAATCATAGGGACTATTTAGCATGTAAAGAATTTTCATTTTAATTTTATTAATGCGCTTAAAAACTTTTCTGTCGCCTTTATATTTTGCTGTGTCTGATTTAATTCTTCTCTTCGATTATGGTTGCCAGCAATTATATCTTCGGTAACAATTGCTTCAACTATTTCTAATTCAGAAAATTGCTTACGATAATGATGAAGCATTTTTCTTTTCATCCATTTGTGATAAACCTTTTTTATTATTGTATTCATAGTCATTTGCAGACGTTGTTGGGAAATATGCGTCTGCTAATTTCCCAACAAACGACTATTATTTAGCGTAAGAGTTGTGTACTTCAACGTTTAAGAAACGTGAACGATTTTTAGTTAATACTTGGGTGCCAATGGTCGTAGAAACAATATAGTGTGAACCGAGCATATCGGACACTTTATTAATTTGTACGGTTGGCGCTCTTTGCATTACTAATTCAATCGTCTTTTTCTTACCCATAAAAATATTCCAAACGTTAGCGGTTTCTGCTGATGTGATATGAATACTTGCTGATTGTATATTGTTTGACCAATATACTTGGAAACCCATAAAGTTTCCAACAAAGCCGTTTCTTAACGCGCTATCAGCGAAGTTATAACCAACACCAGTTGCTTTATGCTGAATTGCTGCCAAAATTTTTGGAGTTACCACAGCTGCCCAATCACCCTCATTCTCAACATTAGCTGCATTTAAAATCTTTGCAGCATTACCGAAAATTTGAATGATATTAGCAGATGTAGCTGACACAGAACGATTTCTTGTTCCACCAGCCACATCTTTGGCATCTGTATCTGTTCCAAGGTGTACTTTGCCAAATACTTGTTGGTCAATGAAATCTCTAATACGATACATTGATTCTCTCATTAGCGGCGCAACAACATTTACATTAGCCTGTGTGCCCTCAACTGGGTCAACATGAAACATAGTATACCTATGCGCTGATACATTGATAGTATCAGTTGTCCAATCTTGAGCAGTCGCAGTCATAGCAGTACCTGGAGTATATACCTTTGCAGACATATCGCCATGATACTGAACATGAATTGTATCACCACCTTCTTTCACTTCATCAACAAAACGGGTATTGGCAATCTCCATTGATACTAATCTTTTATACAGTGGTTTCTGAATAATCTGTGACCAAATCTCCTGTTGTTAGCTTATGGTTTCCCATAAGTTCGGACTATCGCATCTCCTTACGGAGTTCTTTCACTTAGTCTCTCAACGTGCAAAATTAGTTTTTACCTCTTTTATTTAGCTTGCGTATCTGAATATATTGTTCTTCCATAATCCTACCCTCCTCTGGGGTGTATCTATAACCCAAGCGGTACATTCTCAATCTCTTTTTAAGAAGGTCTGCTTGTGGCTTTTTTAACTTTAAATAGGGATAAACTTTTTCTATAAACCTTTTTAGTTTCTGACCAGTAAGGGTCCAAGTATAGGCATCTTTTGAATTACCCACGAATACTCTTTTATCCATGTGTCCTCCAAAGCTTTCTTTGAACCAAATTATAATTGATTCATCGGTGCTTGTAACCTTTATTACTGGCATATAGGTTGGCGCAACAGTAGTTGGATGTCTGTTGCTTTTCATTATCCCTAAATAGCCTTCGCCATCAATATATCCAGCCATATACGCAGCTGTGAGTTTTGACATAATAGACATAGTTTTTTCTTTTAGTCTATCACACCACAAACTCGGTATCAAGAGGTACTAATTAGCTTCGCCCTTGTTGCCCTAAAAATGGTCAATGATTAGGGGTTCAAGTCAATCAGAAAGAATTTTATACACCCAAGATAAGGTTAGGCGTTATAGCGCTAACGTCATTTGATACATTTGAACTAGCCATTTCTTTTTCTTCTTCCTTCTTCTAACAAACTACTCGAATTTAGGTGTTTCACCTGGCACAATATCCTTTAAGGATTCCTTGGGTACGGCTGGCACTTCTTTTTTAAAGGCCGCAATACCTTTGGGAGTCATACCTGGAATTTTTTCAATTGGAACACCATTAAAAGTGAGTCCATCTAACCATTGTTCGGTCTCTTCTGGAGTTAAGTTTTTAAAGAATTCCTTAGCTCCGGGAGAAAAACCTTGTTGATTCTTTCCAAAAGAATGAATGCTAACTGGTTCTGGTTCACTATCATCGGTACCTTGTGTAGTCGAAGGAGAAGGCGCTTTTTCTTCCTCGACTTTTTGTTTGTAGGCTTTCTGCCAAATTTTGAAGTTCTCGTCTTCTCTAGCCTCTAATAGAGACTTGCCAGTAGCTTCTGCTCTTAACTTCAATTCCGCAATCTCATCTGATACTAAACCCTTAGTAGCGGTTTGTACTTCTAAGATTTTGTCAACATTAGTTGGGTCAGCTTGCTTTTTGGCTTCCTGGAGTTTTTGTTCCAGCTTTTTTCTTGCCTCTTCTTCTTTTTTTAAACGAGCATAAAGACGTTTTTCCTTTTCGGATGGCTCGTTTGGAGCTTCTTTGGGCTCCCCTTGGGGCTTTGGAGCAGCCTCTGGCTCTTTGGGAGTTTCCTCCTCTTCCGTAGAATTTGTTTGAGGTTCCACTTCCTCTTGATTTTCATCAGACATATTATTTATTTGCGCTTATGTCAGAGCGACCTTTTAAAGATATGAAATTCTTTTTTTAACTTCAATATCGGTTTGTATTAATTGTTTAGATAATCTCTTTAAAGATTTTGCCGCTTCTACTCTTCCCTCTCCCACACTAAATGGTATCCAATTATCAGGATTTTTTAATCTCTTACACTCCTCATCTATCCAAAGATTTATAATTTTACAAATATCTTCATTCTTTTTCAACTCTTCTATCTTTTTTATTAATTCAGGTGTCATACAGTTTTTTCAGTCTGTCGCATTGGCGGTGTTTGGAAAGTAACTGGGCGACTAACCCCTCCACCCACTTGTTGTCCTTCTGTAAGTTTTTGTATTGATGGTGTTTCTGTTGGAATAAAATCAAATCCCTGTAATCCATTAAGTTCCATTAGTTTCAATAACATCTTTCGTTTAGTTGGGTCTTGTAAAATTGTTGGGTCAACTGTAATTGCTTGCAATACAGAAAATATAAATTGAGCTTGTCCCTGAACATCCTTTTGTTCACCAGTAATTATAATGTCAATTTTATATTTTAAATTCTTATAAAAATTCGTTGGAAGTTTAATTAATTTTTCTTGTTCTTGTTGTATATTTTCTGTAATACTTACCCTTAAAATATCTTTATGCGCCTCAGTTGGCATCTTATTAGTTAGCGCAAGTTTTTCTAATTCCTTATTTACCTCTATATCTATCAACATATTATTATAGGTGTCCAAATCTTCCCCAATTAATCGCAAGGTGTGTTCTTGAGAGTTCTCTTTCTGGAATTGTGGAATTATAACCTTATAAAGAAACTCTTTAATGTCTTCGGCTATATTTTCCATTATCTGGTCAAAGTATCCACCCGCCATTGCCGCTGCCAACCTAGTGCTGCCTAATGGTGTTCCCGCTGGCGCTCTTTCTCCTCTAATAACCTCTCTAACAAAAGTAATTTCATCTCTATTGGTTAACCATTTTTCATTAGAATCCCTAAAAAAACCAAGATTTCTAAAATCTATTGGCACTTGAGTAATCGGCTCATCAGGATTTAATACCTGTCCATTAACCACTTCGGTCATTAAATTACTGTTAATAGATGCATCTCCTGTTTGAAACAATTGAAGTGATAATAAATATGCCGCTTTAGCTTCTAGATTTACATCTTCATTTAATTTGATTTGAGTATCAAATAAGGTTTCAATTACTCCTATTCCCAGCCATCTACCCGGTATCTTTTCTAAATGAAATTCCCAATAGGGATGTTTATCTATTGGAGTTCGCTTAAGTTCAACCCCATCATAGGGTATGGGGTCGCCAGTAACTTCATCAACACCATCAACGCCAACATCGGCATAAAATAATCTTGTATATTTTCCATCAACATCGCCATATCTTTCATAAACTTTTATATAAGGTTTTTTAGTTTTTATATGTTCCTTAATTGCTTTTTCAATATTATTCCAGCCCAATTTAGTTCCAATCTTTCTAAACTTATCTGGCGAATAAAGATGTTGTTCAATAATATAATTAGCATCATCTAAAGTATCCGCATCTTGACGCACAATAAAATTCCGCAAATCAACGAAGTGCGGAACCCCTGCAATAACTTTAATAACAACACTTCCCCATTTTGGAAGCTCATCAAATATTCTATTTAATACTTTGCCAAACCTTTTATCTTTCATCCAAAATTTCAAATCTCTTTCAAAATACCACGTTCTCAATGGATTGCCTCCAGCGGCAGTTTGTATTTTAATATGTTTAGTATCAATATCAATTGCTTTAGTGGTGGCGCGGCAAGGGCTTTTAACTATATTAAAAAAATAAATATAGTTATCGTCTTCATCAACATTCCCATTCATATATTGGGAATTATAATAACGATAAGCCATATCAATGGTATCCTTTTGATTAAAGGAATATCCGGGAACAATTTTAATTTTTTCAAATTCAAATTCTTCCTTTTCCCTATTAATTTGATGAAGTAATTTCATTTCTTCAGGCATATTTACTTTTTTATAATTTTATTAAAAATTTTATTATAATTTTATTAAAATTTATCTTAAAAATTTATTTAAATTTTCTTAAAAATTTTATTTAAAAACTTTTTTTTCTTAATGTGGCCCATATATGATTTACCATTCTTAAAACAGATGCGCGCATATTTGCCACCCTTGAGTTTTTTGGTTCTAACACGACCACCTCTTTTAACACAATTATCAAATGCTTTAGGCATATATTTATTTTCTTTTTCCTTTACCTGTTTTTCTAGTAGTGACGCAACCCCCGCGACCCCTATTAGCTCTTATTCCCCTGCCACTACCATCGCGTTTTGGTTTATTTTTTCGCATATTATTTATAAAATTATCTATATGGAAATCGTCTTCTTTTTTTAGGAAACGATTTTTTTATTGCAATATTTTCTAATTTCTTTTTTCCTTTTAAATCCCAAACTGCCAGAGCCAAAGAATCAACACAATCATCATTAAGACCAGTGGGGGCAGCGTATTTAAGATTGCCTGAATCTGATAAAACATAAGAAAAAGATTCTAATTCGTTAATTAATTCTTTTTTTCTTGGAATAAAGATATTCTTTTCTTCAATAAAATTAGATAATTGTTCAATAATTCTTTCTTTGCTTCCTTTCTTTTTCTGGTCTTTTGATTTGGTTCCAACAAAAGAGAAATCTTGAACTGTTAATCCATAAGCCCTTAAATCATCTCCTATGGAAGCTCCCACATTATTAGAATCCATTACAATTTTAGCATGATACGCTTCTGCCGCTTTAACAATCCGTTGGGTTTGCAGGGTATAGGGCAATCTATTAAATCTATCCCAGAAAACCACCTCATGTGTTTGCCTATCAACAATAGTAATCACAGTAAAATCTCGCAGTTTAGCTAAATCTAATCCCATAACATAACGATGCCCCAACTTGGGCGGAACACCTTCATTAAGTTTGGGTTCCACACAATTCGCAACTCCTCTAAAAACTGTGCCAGCTCCTTCTAAGAAGCGCGCGGCATATTCTTGATTAAACACATCTTCCGGCAACACCCGTTTTTCTTCATCCCATGCATGCCAATAGGGATTATCTTTACTGGTAAAATGGAAAGCAACCATATCTTTCTCTTCTGGTTTATCCGCCCTCATCCAATATTCATAAAACCAGTTTTTTCCAAACGGTGTGCTAATAAAGAATGTTCTAGAATTTGGTTTATCTGTGGTGGTCGGCCTTAAATTCTGTTCATAAACATTTTTATTTATCCTGCTGCATTCATCAACAATAAGAAGGTCAACAGCTTCCCCTAAAAGAGAATTTGGTTCAGTGGCGGATTTACATTCTATGCGAATCTGGTTGCTCCCTAAAACAATCTTTTGCGGAGGTTTATTGCTAATTCTTGCCTTGCTCTTTGTTAAAAATCCCAAGGAACCAAGCCATCTTCTAACAAAAGAGAAAACCTTATCAGATAAATCATATGTTGGAGCCACATTCCAGATAATAATATTTTCCCTATTTTCAATTGCAGAAATTACTCTTTTCACTATTACATAACCGCAAAGCATACTTTTACCAAATCTTCTTCCAGCGCAAATAACAGTATGTTTTTTATTGGTATCTAATATTTTTTGTTGGTTTTTATGCGGTTTCCAACCAATCTTTTTTTGCAGCTTTTTTTCATCTAACACTCTATTTCTTTGCCAGAATTTCTTCTATCAATTCATCTAATTTTCCCTCTTCATAATCTTCTCTAACAGTAGAAAAGAAACATCCCGGCATCTTTTTTTTAAGAATCGCCTTTAATTCTTTCTTTTTTTCTTCAATTTTGGCTGAAGAAACCTTTTTTGTTTTTGTCATATTTTCTAGGTTAATTATATTATTTTCTTAAAAATTTGTTTAAAATTTAGTGAAAATTTGTTTCTAAAATTTTCTTAAAATTTATCTAAAAATTTCTTTAAATTTATCTAAATTTCTTGCAATCCCTCTCCCCAAGGGTCTAAAGTCCATTTTCCTTAATTTTATTGGCTTCCCAGCCCTTATTTTCTCTGTTTTTTTCTTATTTTCCTCTTTTTTAGTTAAAAAACCTTCTTTTTCTCCCCTTTTTTATATTTCCTTACCCTTATGAGCTTATTATATAGGATTATGGTATAGATTTGTAGTATAAATTTATAGTATGAGCTTACCATATAACTATATTTCCATTTAAATGAACACTAGACATACCTCCCCCCCCCGTTAATACTGGAGCTTGTTTAAGGTAGATAGGGCTTAAGAGAGCGGGATAGGGGACTGTAAAGGTTTATTTATAAACTTATGTAAAGGTTTATTTATAAACCTCTGCAAGGGTTTATGGGTAAACCTATACTATAAAAGGGTTATGAGTGTGTGGGAGGGATAGTAGTAAAGTAGAAGTAAATTAGTGGTAAAGTAGAAGTAAAGTAAAAGTAAATTAGCTGATAAAATGATAGTAAAATAAAGGTATAAAACATTAACTTATCTTTATAAAGCTCTTAGAACGCGTTTTTTAAGGCCGTTTTTATGACGTTTGGGCGATTTTAGACAATTATGTCTTTAATATCATTCTCTAAACTATGCACCAAGGTTTTATCAGGATATCTTCTTTTAAGAAGCAATAACTCTTTGCCGGCTGAAATGCTGTCCCTATCTTTGCCTTGTTTAACTATCTGTTTAAAACGTTTTAATATATCTTTATCATCTATCTGGGCCAAAAGCTCTTGGAATTCTTTTGTTCTAAAGGGTTTTTGCGACCTTGCGGAACTTTCAGAATAACCGCAATCACGGCTAATTTGGGTTTGATTTATTTGCTGACCATTGCTGACTGCCTCCATTGTTTTCTTGAATACTTGTTTTATGTTTGGTGATGGCATATATTTATAATAAAAAAACACTAGCTAGTGTCAGGGGTGTCACAGAATTATTTGCGGAATTGTTTAATATAGCTTGCATACTATTAGTATAAATAACACATTTTAATTGTCAAAAAAGTTTTCCACAGGTAGGGGTCTTGACAAGCTCTCTTGATTTGCTATAATGGAATTGTAATAAGGTCGTTCTTAACAATTGAATAACTTGTAAGCGCTCCTTGCTATCCTATCACTGCTTCCTATCGCTAACATCTATCGCTGTTAAAGTAATAAGCCAAGGGTTTTTATTTAGCGCCTCAAACATATAATATGGGGGTACAGCTAAAACAAACCTGTTAGTTGCTTGTTATCCTTAACTTTCGGGCTGATGTTGTGATAGGCATTAGTCCAGTTAAGGGTAGCAAGGAACTTGCAGGTTTTTATATTTATGACCATACAAAACATAGAAGATAAATCTTTAAAATGGGGTCTAATAAAATTAGCGATCATTGCTAGTTTTATTGGAATGCTAGCTATCTATCATTAGTTTACTCATCTAAAAAGCCCTTTTTTCGGGGTTTTTTAGTTATTTCAATACGCTTTTCGTTTATCCAAGCGCTCATAATTGACTGACAAAATGGACAATTTAATGCTTCTCTTGCATCTGATGAAGTAAAAAAGAATTTGTCGCACTTTTCGCAAACAAATTCATCTAAAAAGACGGATTTTTTCTTATTTAGTTGTGTTTTTAAGTGGCTTGGCATCTAATTTTACCCATTTTAAACACTTTTTACATTGATAATAATATGACCTTTGGTCTTCGGGACAATTACAGGCCTTTGTTTTGGGACTTGGCAGATATTTATGAACAATTTTTGTCCAACTTATGGCTTTTCCTTCTGGAAGTTGATTTAAATCAGGATATTGTTTGGCAAATTGAACCGCCCTGTAAATAGTCCTTGGCTTTACATTTAAATCTCTTGACACCCCTGACACCAAATCTTTTAATGGGGCTTTATTTTGGTCTTGTAATATCCTCTGACCTGTTTGATGATATTGTAAAATCCTTGCCCATCTAGCAGTAAATTCGTGTTCAACTAAAATACTTTTAACATCTTCTAAAAGCGCTTCATACCAGAATTCAGTTGTAATGGATTTATTTAATTGAGCCATAAAATATTATTTATATATGCCCTCTCTTATTGCATTATTTATTAAGAGGTATATTTGGTCATCTTTTATGTTTTCGTTGATTGTGGGGCATTCTCGCGCGTCTGTGAACCCCTTAATCTATTAACTTCACTCCTAATAAAACGCATTGTAGCATACTTTCCGACTTTTTGTGATTTTTTAAATAAATCTTGCCACCACTCATCTCCACGCCAACCAATTATTTCTATTGGTATTCTGGGGTCGCCAGTATAATGAAATCTATGATGACAAGAAAAACACATTTGAATACAATTATTTACATTAAAACGAAGATGGGCGCAACGGCTCTTTGGAATAAAATGATGACATTGGGTAGCTGGCTTGCCACAAAGAATACATTTCGTTCCCCACTTCTTGCGACACGCTTGACACCAAAGTTTCTCGCCTTCGGCGATTAATTTTCTTCTAATAAGTGTTTGTTTTGATACTCTCATTTTGTTTCTTAAAATTCAGTTTCTAACCATTCATTCCACATTTTTTAATCATAATTCCCTCTTTATTTCTTTTGCCCTTTCCCTTTGTAAGGCACAGCATTGGTTGAAAATTACTGGAACACTACAAGTTTCTGCCCTAAATCCTGATATATTTTGAAATTCCTCCTCGTCTTCTATCTCCTTCACTAACACACTTTCTATTATTTCTGAGATAACCCGTTTTTCTATCCAATTCCAAGATTTTATCATATTTATACCACCATACTTATTTGTAAACTTTCCTTGTCTAACTTTTGTTTGAAACTCTTTTTTAAGCTGTTTTATTGGCATAGTTTTTTTGCTTTCTCTCTTTGTAGGGCACAACATTGATTGAAGCCCTTTACTAATACATCATTCCCACAAGAACATTCATAATGCTTTCCATCTAAATCAAAAGAATGGCAATCATCCAAATGATGTTCTTCTATCTCCTCCACTAACATCTCACTGATAACTTTAGTAATACCAATTTTAATAACAAGACCTATAATATCTTTAACTTTTATTTTAGCAGGCGGGAAAGCAGGCATATCTTTTATTTTAACTCCAGCATTTTTTATTACAATTTCTAAAATTTCGCTTTCTACTTCATTTTTTGTAGCTTCTATGGTTTCTTTTAGGGCGGTTTCTATTTTCTTTGTAAATTGTTCCAACACCTTATCATATTCTTTTTTTTGCCATTCTTTATTTTCTTTTTGAGTTGCAAAGGCATCTCCACCCATAGCTACATCAAAACCAGCTTGCATTATATCAATTATTAATTCTCTCATCTTTTTTTGTTCTATTATTTTATCTAGCATAAATAATTTTTTTTACTTTAACATCTGCCAATCCAACCCAACCATAAGGAATGCCTCTTTTTGCAACAGATTTACCCCATCCAATCAATGCTTTTTGTTTAGCTTCTTTTTCATTAAATGCTTGAATATTTTGTAAAAGATTCTTTATTTTTGTCTCATACCAATCACCATACTTATTTGTAAACTTACCTTGTCTAACTTCTGTTTCAAACTCCTTTTTCTTTTGTTTTATTATATTCATAATTCTTTATTATTTATATGTCTTGGTTTCCCAACTCATAAAATCATTTTTTTTCTTTTGAAATATTAAATAATAATATCGACCGAACCAACGAGAATCCTGAACTATATGTATCTTATTCAAATAAAATCCTCGTTTTTTTAATAACTCAAACCTTTTTGGTGTCATAGAATTAAATGCTTGGTTGTTTATTAGAAATGCTATTCCCTTTCTAGCTATTTTACTTGCCTGTTCAAAGAATTTCCAACTCTCATGGAATGGAG